CTTGATGCAGAGCCTGTAAAGACTCATGCAAATAAGCGGTGTCATAACCGTAAGTCATGGGAATTGTTAAAACTAAATCCCCATTAACTTTAATTTGAGCGGACCAGTAACTATTGCCACCCGATTTATCAAACCACTCACGGGCTTCAATAAATACGCTTTTCATTATTTGTACGCCTCCATCATGCTTAACATATTTCTAGCGTGACCCATTAATTGTTTAACATTAGATTGCTCTAATTGTGTAACAGCAACTGCACCTATCATGTTTGAAAGTGTAGTTCTGTGGGTAAGTTCTTTTTTAGTTACAGATCCAATTGCACCATTACGCAAAACTGCTTTGTAATTTATTCTGTAATAATGCGATACGCCTGGTTCTGTGTATTCAGAGCCGCAATTAATTTCCGTGCTAATTGTAAGTCTAATTGCGTACACATCATATTCATCAGTTCCATAATAACCGTAATTGGTTACACATGGAAAATCATTAAATAAAATTGATGTGGTGATTGTCAATTTATTATCAGTTGTAGATGTTACTTCGCTAATAGCATCTGCAACCTTTGCTCTTGCATGTGCTTTAACTATTAGTTCTTGTGTTGCTGTCATACGGTTTGCCTTCCGTTAATAAGTAGTACCACGGTGGTACTACTAGCGCCCGCCGCAGAGATCGCATCTGCGCTTGCCCACTAAGGGCGGGCCTCCGCATTAATCGCGGCGCTTTGCTAATTTCTTAGTAAGAATTTCGTTTTGTGTTTCTACTGTAATTTTATTCTTGCCAGCAAGTGCTTCAACAATTTGAGTATTAATTGTTACTAACTCATTAATTCTTTCAGCGTTGGTGCTACCTGCGTTGATCCAATATGCGTTGTTTAACCATTCTGAAACTGCTGTGCGTTCTGTATTAATTGCTGTGCGCTTAGTGCAAGCAACCATTACTGACTCACCATTAACTCTTTCCCATTTAGTAGATGGATAAACAATTACAAGTGGTTCACCTGATGCAGTTGGAGCAGATGCTTTTGCTTTTGCAATCTTTGCCTCACGCTTTGCATCACGCTCTGCTTTGGCTTGTGCTTTTGCAATTTTGTCAGCAGTAACAATTACAGATGGGCGGTTAAGAACATCTGCTGGTGCTGATGGGTAACAAACTGTGCAAGCAGTTTCGCCAGCATCAGAAACAATTGTTGCTTCATCATCATTGCTGTATTGAACTAACCAGGTGTAGCGAGTTGAATCAAAACATGTATTGCAGTTCATTGATGAATGAACATGTCCATTTGAATTGATTACAAGAAAAGCGCGTGTCCAAGGATCTTGTTTGTAAATGTTCATAAGATCATTGCGGCGTGATACAAGTGGTTTTTTTTCTGTTTCTAATTGTGCAATGCGCTCAACTAAAAGATTTGTATTTTTGTTATATTTTTCAGCAAACTTAATTGAATCTTGTAGGTCAGCAATTTTGTTATTGATTGACCAAATAATGTTATACAGATCTGCAAGTTCTGTATCTACTGCTACTGCGAACTCTTTTGTAACTGACATTTTGCCTTCTCCTTTGTGGGGATCTTTTCCCCTATGGCCTAAGCGTACCACACATTTAGGAAAGATTGTGCAACTTCTTATAGGACTATTTTTGGGATAAACACCTGCGGCAGATCAGGGGGTGGACCTGAGCCTGGTCAGGCTGGACATGTATAGGGGCTGTGGAGCGGTCTAGGACCACCATAGGAGCGCAAGTAGCCGTTCCCAGGATCTTGCACCCTGTGTGCCACTTGCCTGCCCCGCTAGAGGCTGGATAAAAGATTTTATAGGTTCTCATTATTTGGACTCCTGGGTTAGTTCAATCAGCCTTTGGGCCAGGTCAGCCAATTCTTGTAAAGATGGCAATAGTTCTTCAGACATTTACAGTTGCCCCCCAAATTTCTTTAACTGGAATAGGGTTATCCCAATAAAAGATTTGATGGAAAATTGTAATTTTTTTATTGTCACAAATATGTTTACGGCCAGCATTTATTGCAGGTTGAAAATTTGAAAATAGCCTGGACTCAACACCACAACCGTTGCAATGAGATAAATAAAAATGTCTAGGCGGAGGCAAAACTTTATCCATTATTTTGCCTCCTTGTATTTTGGAACATAATCTGCAAAACCACGCTTTGTTAAATTACTAATTGCTTTTTGATTAGCCAGTTCTTTTTCACATTCTTTATACATTTTGTGATTGGTCCATCTGTTTGTGATAACCATGCCACAGGTATCACAAACATTTTCTTGAATCCATTGTTGAGTAATCATTATTTGGCCAACATTTCTCTATTAACAACTTGTCCTTGCCAGTAATTAACCTGTTGCTTGTTTAGCGGGCAAATAATTCCTTTGCCACAATCACAATAAACTGAATCAGGGTGAATAGTGATTACTAATTGATAATCAACTAATCCCATTTTGTTAAGTTTTGATTGAGTTACAACTACTGGGTATTGGCGAATAACTAGATCGCGGATAAAATCATTCATTTTGATTTCATCATTAAGAACAGTTGGACCGTAACATGTGTAATCGCCATCTCTAAAAGTTTCCATAGCAACTGCACCAGTTAAAGGATTAACTGCTGTAACAATATATTTATCTGCTTCGTTGAATTTAGGTAGTGAATTCATAATTAATTACCTACCTTCTGAATTACAACAGGGCGGGAATCAATAAAGCGAATACCGTATTCACGGGCTAATTGTGTTGCTTCAACTTTGTTGTTAGCCCAAATGGTTTTGAAAGTTAATTGACGGGCTACATCTACATCTTGGAAAATTACATTGTATTCAAAGCGAGCGTTCATACGCTTGCCTGTAAATATTAATTGCAACTTGTCATCTGATATTACTGTGTTCATTTGCCTTGCTCCTTTTTGGGGAACTGTTCCCCTACAAAAGAAATCTTAAAGCATAGGCAAGGAAATTGGAAGTATTTGTGACACTTTTTTTAGGATTTTTTACGCTCATTTTCCTGGGAAAAGGGTGATTTAGGCCACATTTGCACCCAAAGCCCAGGTTCTGCTCCATATTCCTTGGTAGCCCGCAAGGTAGTTACCTGGCCGTCATCACGGTATGCAATTGCAGTTAATCCATCTAATACCGCTCTAACTAATTTATCTAAATCAGGAGCAACAGATGGTTCTAATCTTGTAACAGTTTTTGGTTTAACAAAAGTAAAAATCATTTCAATATCTACCGCTTCAACATGCGGTTTTGCACCTGCTTGTTTTGCACTTAATGCAATTGCAGATCTCCAAGATGCTAACGCTGATCCTTGTGAATGAATGACATGGCCGTTAATGACCTTCATTGATCCTTGCGGAATCGGTTGCCCTTGTACAGAAAAAGTTATCACATATAAAGTGTAACTAAGTCTGTCACAATTACAATTTGGTCTTTGCCAGTTTGATCAAAACCATATATGTCATAAGCGCCGCAATGATCAGGACCATCAACAAATTTGACTGTCAGATCTTTATTTCTAGCAACAACATGATCACCTGGTTGTAAAACACTTGCAGAAACTGTGTGTACTTTCATAACATTTCCAATCTGTAATGATTACATTAATAGTAACAGTTACGGATAATGTTTGCTCTATTTTGTAGCAATCTTTTTGACAAGATCCCGTAATTCTTGTGGTGGTGGAACGGATCTCTGTCTTTGTAATTCTTGTTCCTTCTGCCAATCCAAAAATTCTTGGCGTTCGCGTTCTGTTTTTTGTTTGCTGAGTTGTAATTCTTTTTCCCTCTTTTCTTCAGGAGATACATTACGCATTGGCAAAGCGTCATCAAGCCATCTGTGAGCGTTTAACCAGGTTGCAGGGTGTGCTGTGTATGTTGGTGATCTATTAGGGTCTAATAAGTACCTTGTAGCCCCTTCAATCACTATCTGAGGATCTGTTGTTTGAATTACTTTTACCCATGACTTTAAAGCCGCTTGCTTAGCAACTTTGCGTGGATAGATTTTCCAAAATTCTTCAAACAACTCTGATGGTTTAATTGATGTTTCAGTAGGGTGGTTCATAGGGCGTGATTGTCCACCCGTAACCGCCGTCAATGTCACCCCGTTAGCGTCATTGCTACGCCCCGTCACAATGTCAGCCCGTAATTTATTAATATTAATCTGATAAAGATGTGGTCTGCGGTCCTCTCTGCAATTTGCAGAACCTCCAGCGCCTTTAAACATTCTAATGAATCCCCGCTCAACTAGATTGTTTACAGCACGCTGGACAGTTCTGATGCTGATAGATGCTTTGGAGGCAATCGTGGCCTGTGACGGATATGACTGCGTTCCTTCATCATTTGCATGATCAGCAATTACCAACAGCACCATCTTCTCCACTGTTGGCAAACTTGTTCTCCAAACATCTGACATTAATCTGATGCTCATAAACATTCCTCAATTTGATCCAAACTAATTCCTAATTTTTCAAAAGAATCAATAGCCCTATTTATTTGATTTGGGTACTTGCTAGGAAATCTGATGCCCACTCTTTCAATGCTAGTCATTCCGCCCCACACTCCGTAATTTTCATTCTCCATGGCGTAAGTTAGACAATCTTTCCAAATAGGGCAAGCCGCGCAAACACTGCGTAATGCGTTGATGTTTTCATACGCCAACACGCTCCGTTCTTCTTCTACGCGGTAAAAAAGATCAGTGTAAATTTCTTTACAACCTGCTTTTTCCCAATCTACTTGACTGTACTTGGGCAACCTATCTCCCCCGTTGGATCGTAATATGGACAATAAGATGCACAAAATGCAATTGGTTTTTCAGGTTCAGGTGCAGTTTTATTTTGCGCCACAATATCTTTTATTTCTTGTAACCAATCTAATGCGTCTAATGCAATTGCGGGGTTATATGGTTCTTTGTGTACCAAGATGTCCTTCATGCCGCCATCACGGGGAATACCGACTAGGGCAACATCTTTTACTTCATAACCATTGTTTGCTAAAAGCCAACCGTAAAGTTGGATTTGCCAGCGTTGTTGTTGATTGCCAAAGTATCTAGCGCCTTTTTTTGTAGTTGTTTTCCAATCTACAACCAGCCCTTGATCTTTGATAAATAAATCACAATGACCTTTTAGCCCTTCGTGACTTACCTCTAATTCAATTAAATAGTTATCACCAAATGGATCTAGGCGCTGTATTGATTTTTCTACACCGCTATGAATAAAAGTACCCAAGATTGCGGCAAGAGTTTCAGTCTGATTTGTTTTTTCTGTTTGTTTTAAATCATGCCAAACTCTGCGCCTACAACCGCCAGCACTTGATGGACCTATCTCTATTTGTTTAGATCTAGCCCTGGATTGATCGTGGCCAACTAATGATTTAGTTAGCAGATCCTGCAAATCAATCACAGTTTGTCCTCATTCCATTGTTCTTCACCAAAAATTGCGCGGGTATCTAAAACCATTTTGTCCATATCGGTTTGCACTGACTCCATTAAAACTTCTGCCTCTTTTAATGTTTTCTGTGCCTGCATTAAATGGAAAAACATGCGTGCGTAATGAAACCAATAACCAAAAAACAAACCAAAGCACAAAAAAATTATTGATCTCATGTTAAATCCATACTGGTGCGGACTGAAGTTCCAACAGATCTTGCAATCTCTACCTGAGTTTTGAGCCGTATCGTATTAGCACGGGCCGCTTTTACCAAAGCCTCCACTGTTCCCATACGCTCATGTAATTCAGCATTTTCAATCAATGCTAAATCTTCACGCTCTCCTACTGTGTAATTTTTCCCACTAGGTGATGATTTTTGAGAAAGAGTTATGCGGCTACGGGCTACGGCTAATTCATATTTGGATTTAGTTTGGTGATAATCCAATTCCAAATCAATCATGTTTTGATGCGCTTGATCTATCTCTTTAGATAGTTCCCGTAAACGCTTTTCAATCATTGCGGGTGTAATTATTTCATTCATCAGCAGGCTCTCCTTGTGGTTCAGGATCTTGTACAACTTGTAGTCCTGCATTTTTATGTTTTTCTTGCAACGCAATAACTTTGCCCGCATCTGAAGAAAGATTAAAAGGATCAGGAATAAATTGAAATCCCATTTCCTCCATAGCCTCAGCAAGAACTTCAGGGAAAATGTCTAGGGCTGATGCAACTGCTCTTATGCCCAAGATGTTTTGATGCACGGCTACTACAAAGCCCGCATCAGGTCTAAATTTCTTTTGCTTATCACTCATAACAACATACCTTCCTCTGCTGATCGCCAAACAATGCAATCATTTCCATGTTGATTTTTTCTTGTTGTTCCTGTGTCCAAAATAAAACCGTCTTTTAACAGGCTTATCCTGGTAGGTCTGATGGTGTTGCCATCTATGTTTAGTGTTAGTTCCATTTCTTGATCAGTTGCTCCGCGCAAACCTTGGTTCAAAATGTACTCATACACTTTGCGGCGCAATGATCCTGTTTTTGGCAGAACCTTTTGAGCGGCGGCAATAGATGTGCGCTGTGCATTACGGGCTATAACTACCGTATTTTTATCAAGCATTTAATTCATTTTTCTTTGCAAGAATTGCATCACGCAATGTAACGCCATCAACACTTACATCTAAAAGATCAGCATTTAATTGCCAGGCTGATTTAAGTTCATCTAGATCAGTAGTGTCATCTATTAAACTCATTACTGCGGTAGCGCTAGCCACTTCTTCTTGTGTGTATTCACGCTTTGCTTTTGGAGTTTTTGCTTCAGGTGCTTCTACGCGCTGTGCCTTTTCCATGTCTTGACGCAAAGGCCGTGTTGGTTTTTTTGTATTTGGATCTGTACCTAAATAACCAGCAAGACTTAATGCTCTGCCAGTTGCGCTTGTAGATGCGTTTTCTAGTGCTGATGATTTGTTTACAAAAGAACTGCCAACCATTTCTTCTGCAACATCAACAAACATTAAAACATCACCGTAATATATTTGGCTTTCAACAATATATTGAATGGGCCGTAATGTTTCAGGATCACGCACTACATCAATAATTTTTGCGTGAATCCGTAGATCTTTGTGGTCTGCATGAATTCGTACTAGACGCTCTGCGGCGGTTTCGTAGCCTTCAAAGTTTCCTGCCATTGCTTTGCCTTGCCTTCCTGTATGTGAGCCTTGTGGCTCTTGGTGGGGAAATTATGGTGGGCAGGTCTGACAATTACAAGCACCGTAATTAATCTCAGGTGAGCGTGTCGGGAAAAGAATTCATTAATTACTCCAAAAAGTGAGAAAATCCCTGGTGAGAGGCGGTTGATTTATGGCTACACAATCAGGATCAGCAGGCGCAAGAGTTCATTTGTCTTTATTCAATTTAATAATTGAAGTAGAAAGTGATGCAATTTATCCCGATCAGATGCACGATATGACTAATAGGGCTTTGGGTTTATTTGAAGGAGCGCTAGAAATCTGCAAAATAAACAATCTAGATATTAGAACTGATGATGTAGATGATTTTATTGAGGGTGAAGATGTGTAAAGATTGTGGCAATTGCAGTTCTGAACATTCACGGACAATAGATGATGCCGTAGATGCTTTAGATAATTTGCCAATTTAAATAGAAGTCCAACCAATATAGCCTGCGTTGGGATTATCTTTTTTCCATTGATCCATTAATTTATTTTGCTTGTTCCAATCTAAATCATTGCTTGGGTTGCCACATAAATTACACAATTCCGTACCCATGTTTGTGTAAACATGTTGGCAAATTAATCCAGCCATACTTTATATGCCGCAGTTACGCGACCTTTTACGGGATCAATAAAATGTAATCTTTGTGATGGTGTGGCGCTTGCGGCTAACATAACTCCAGCATATCTATTCTCTGACTCAGTTGATCCAGTTTGAAATACAGATCCTTCACCGTTAGCCAAAGCCCATTCAGCATGTGTGTGGTAATGGCCAATGTAAACATCTCTAAAATCCCAAGGATAAGCCCCTGACCGCCAACGGTTTACATGTTGAACAATTGCACCAGGAGATGCAAAACCGTTCCTACCAACTTCATCACCGTGAATTAATAATGCTTTGTAATTGCCGATCTCTACCCGTTGAATATCATCAGGGCAATCTTTCCATTCTAAACGCTTTTCATCTTTAAGTAATTGGCGTGCTAATTCATAACACATGCGGTCAAAGTTATCTGATCTAGGAACATTATCTCGCTTAGATCCTATGCGCCCATGGTTACCCCACTCTGCAATGACCGTAACTTTTTCATAATTAGCGAGCGCAACACGCACTAAGTCCATACATAAGCGGCTTACATTTACATATTGTTCAAACAATGTGCTGTCAATTTCAAACACTTGTCCTGGGAAATTAAATAAACCTTCAACCATGTCACCACCAAACATAATGGTGCAATCTTTTACAGCGTGATCCGCTCTTTGAATTTCTGTAATTCTTACAGCCTTAGCCGCAAATTCTAAAACTCTTTTACGCATAACTTCTGAGTTGTAACTGGGTGTTCTTTTAGCGCCTTGCCAATCTGTCATGTGCCATAAAGCAACTTCTGTTTTTCTGCGGGCATCAACAGGCGGTGGTGTAACGGGCGGAATCTTGCCCAATGTAAGCATGGCATCATGTGCGCCTTGGTAGGTACTGCTAACTAAATCTTCTGTGCGTTCTTTGGCTTTCTTTAATTGTTTTTGCAAACGCATCATTGCCGCACGCAATTCTTTTACATCTTCCGACTCAACACCTTCAGGGAATTCTTCTAATCGTTTTTCAAGACTCATTGTTAAACACTATTGCCTTTCCGTGGTGGATATAACCTTCTTTGTCCAACCAAGAATCTTCATGTTTAGGATTGGCTGTAATTCTTATTGATTTAGCGGCATCAAACATCAATGCCACTATCTCAGGTTCAATATCTTCAATATCTAATAGAGCGCCCCACATGCGCCCAATAGATATAAAGTTTTTGTGAGCGCTTCCGTATTCACTTTGGCGATCATTAAGAATTTCTTTTACTCTTTTGGACACTTACAAGTTCCCATTCTGTGCGTTCTGATTGTGTCAGCACTGCACTTGTGTCCATCTGCTCTAAGCGCTTGAACTAATAAATTGACTGGGTAATTTTTTGCCCATGCGTCATCTAAAGTTTTTTGATCTTCTTTGTTTAAACTATCGTAGAGAGCCTGGTAAGCACACTTACCCAAGCCGCTATGTACCTTTCTTGAATCCAAGATTGACTGTATTGCTTTGTCTAATGCCATATAAACCTCCCGCGCATAGATTACAGCATGATCTTTAAAAGCAAGAAAGCCCCGCCGTAGCGGGGCGTTTCATTATGCCTTCTTTTTAGCGGACTTTTTCTTGTCTGCTTTCAGCAATTTATTAAGTTCTGCCGTTACTGCATCAGCAACAAAGCCAAATGCGGGATCTTTTACATTGATTGCGCGGATTGCAGGCCCTGCGGTAGCGGCTAGCGCGGCAATCAAAATAGCCTTAACACTTGTTTCTCCCGTGCCATAAACAGCAACACCAGCAACAATTAATGATCTTGTATATGAGGCTAATGCGGCTTTCATTTTGTTGTTCATTTTTACTCCTTTGGGCGTGCTATTGCCATGATGGTTTTGTAATCACGCTTGCGTAAATAATACCCGTCACCGTTGCTTTGGCTACCTGACTTTCCGCTAGATGTATTACCCTCATACACCTGAATGTATTTGAGCGCGGTGTTATGCCATTTGACTATGCCCACATGGTCTGCGGCGGCATCTTCATCAAATTGGAAGAACACAAGATCCCCTGCTTTAGCCTGACCAATAGGCACAATCTGATTATTTTTAGTTAAATATTTAAGCCAAAGATCACAAGATGCGTAACCTTTTGGTTTATCAGATACAGATTTGATAGCGCCAGCATCAAAAAACATTTTAGATGCGGACATGGCACACCAAGGTTGATTGTTTAATCCAAACCATTTGCCAAAAGTAGTGTCATTATTTGGGCCTTCTGTGTAATTTAATGATGCCTTGCATAGTTCTATTACTTTAGATATATCTATTGCCATTATTAGCCTTTCTTTTGATGTGTAGGTTTATACCGTTCTACTTTTGTTTTAATTCTGCCATCTTTGCGCACCTTAACAATCCAACCATCTTTAATTACTGTGTCATTAAAAGAATGTTTACTTTTTGCCTTTTTCATTTTCCTCCCCTGTAATTATTTCTTCATTTTGAATAGGCTTAGGTTTACTTTTTAATCCGTTAGCACTTAAAATTCCTGAAAGCGTGCCTGTTAAAAATACACAAAGGGTAGAAACAAGATCTATAAACGCCGCATCATTTGGTGCTTGCGCCATTGGTTGTGTAATAAATAACAAAGCATAAAGCATAGAAAATACAGATCCAGCAAAAACAATAGCAAGGATAATTCCTATTGTTACTATAAGGCGAGCATGTAATTCTTCAGGTGTATATTTTTTTTTAGCCATTGACCGTTTCCAATTCAGGTAATAAATCTTTGGTACACAAACCAAGCGCCTCACATTGCGGTGGATTGCATTCAGCATTTTGCCAATTTTCAAATTCTTGACATGGGTAGCGCACCCAACCTTGATAGCCACACCCAGTTAAACTAAGGGCGAGTAAGAAGCAAAGTATAAATTTCATCAATTCTGCTTTCTAGTTTTTTAATTGTTTCACCTTGTCTGTTTTGTTCATCACGCATACTTGATCCTGAATTGGGTTTTAATTCAATCAAATAATGTTTTACAAGGAAACGCACTGCAACTGCCAAAGATCCTAAAAGGGTGCTTACGGCAATGCAAATACCAAGCCATTCATTAATAATCATAACTTAATAATAACTTATGAAAGAAAATACATGCCCGTAAAATAAAAATAATCTGCAACTTGTAATGTGTGCGGGCTGTTGTGATCCATTCTAGCCATAGTGCCGTTAGCCTGCGGATAATAGAGTTCAGCCGTTGATGAACTAGGCACAACATCTAAATAAAGTAAATAATGATCACCGCTTGCTATGTGATGTAATCCGCCAGTTACTAAATTATGAATACTAGGGGTGAGGCTAGGGGGGAGGGTTAATGAATAATTACCAGTGCCAAAGTTTGTAACATTGGTGCAATTAACTTGTATTGTAAAAAATATCATTTTGCCAACCCTGGAATAATAACCCGTGGCTGGTGTGCCAGTAAAAGCCAAACCCGTGCCTGTCCAGGTAGATGTAAATGGCACTTTAGGAACACCTAATAAATTATCTGCAAATACAACCCACTCTGTACCGTTCCAATATTTCATTTGATCATCAGTGTTTTCATAAATAATGTCAGCCACGCGTGGATATGTTGGTTCAGTAGTAACGCTTGGCGCTGTAAATCTTACGGCTGTTTCTAATTTGCGTAATCTTTGTTCTAAGTCAGCAAACATAGCCTGTAATTGCGGCGGTTGATTTATGTATCCCATTACAGCACCGTTCCTGTTGTACATGAAAGAGTTACGCGCTCAGGTCCATCTTCACCTGGTTGCACGGTCAAACCAACTATACGGAAAACTTCATCAAATCCATTAGGAAAACGGTCATCTCTAATAATTATGCGGCAATCATCTCCTACTGCATAAGTTCCAAATTCAGGATCTACATAAGCAGGCACAACTATTTTCATGGTAATTGGCGGATAAGCAAGAGCGGTTACAGCACCTACGGCTAGATTATCTAATACGGTTTGATCTGTTACATCTGAGTAATTTTGTTGATCTTCTAACAACGCCCAACCCTCAGCAAATTTTGCGGCATCTTGTGCATTAGAAACTAATTTACCTTCATTAGATCCTGCGCCTAATGCGTAAACTGAGTTAGCGGCAATAGATCCATCTTCAGGATATTCATATTCAACTATGTTGCCTGCGGGAAATTCAAACACGGGAACATCTATGTCATCAGGATCATAAATTAAACCGCTACGGGGATAGTAAGTGTTAAATGATTTGGCAGGTAAACCTGTAATTGGGTCATAGAAAACATCAATATAAAAATCAAACCCATCTGATTGACGGGATAAATCTTGAATAGCCTGGAATACGCCTTTGATTTCATAGTAATAATAAACGCGATCAATTAAAACACCTGATACGGTCTGACCTGATTCGTTATACAAAACTCCAATGTCACCGTATGCAACACTCTGTGCATCTTCAATTAAAGTTTTAGCAATAACTAATTGATCTATTCCTGTAAATTCAACATCTTGGGTAATACGCCTACGCTCAAAATAAGATAGCCATTCACGGGCATAGTAAGTAACAGTCTGATCTGTGCTGTTATATGAGCGCCCCCAAATAACTCCGCCCCATACCAATATGCCATTGCGATCTACATAAATTCCGCATTTGCCTGGGATAGTAGATGGATCAACATTAAATTGAAATGTGTTAATACCTGACAAAAGCAAGTGGCCTTGAAAAGTTCCAGGTTGATTTAACTGTTGAGTAAAGCCAACTTCTGTTAATGGAAGTTCAGCAATAATCTCATTGGTTAAAAGATCAACCAATAAGTATCGGTATGTGGTTACTGGCATACCGTTAGATTACCAGTACGGAGGCTTCTTCCTCTGTTAATGGTTCTCCAGCAATAAGTTTGGCTTTAGCAGATGCTTTTAATTCAGCCTTTGCCTGTGCTTCTGCTTCCATTTTTGCATTATCTTCAGCAAATTGAATTGCATTTGCTTCTTGTCTAGCAATTTCTTCATCAGTAAGTTCTACTTCTGTTGCTATGCCAGTAGAGCAATCTATGATTACTTTTGTTGGTTTGGTCATTTTATCTCCTTGGTTAGTTATGAGTTTTTAATTCCATAAAGTTCAGCACTTGAATTAGTAACCCATTTATTTCCTGGTGAGTTATGAGAAGTTAATGAAATACTGGTTACTGCGGCTTGGCTTTCAAATAAAAATGCAACTACGCTCATATAAACTGCTGGGCTATTTACACTATTATTTGCATTAGTATCTATATTTATGACTTTGTAATTAGAACCGCTATAATTTGGAATATAAATTTCAGTTGTTCCAAAAGTATTTGCCTGACTACTTGGATACGGACTCCATATAGTATAAGAATTATCTGCACCGCTACCTCTTGATACAGAACCGTTATACATACCCCAGTTTATTTGTCTATAAGCGCCACCAGCGTTTATATTTACCGTGCCCCAAACTTGTCCGTCATTACGAGGTGCAAATTTAAGAACTAAATCAGTAAAAGTTTGTGGAATAGATGTAAATACAATAGGACTTATACTGCTACTTGCGGTATAACTTGCTATTAGTTCGTATGTAGTTGCCATTTATGCCGCCTTAATTCCATAAAGAGTAGCAGTTGAACCTATTAGCCAATAGCGACCATCAGTAAAACTAAGGGTCATTGAAGTTATTGGGTCTAATTTAGAATATGTGCATACACAAGCAGAAACCCAATCTCTTGGATCATTGGTTCTTCCAATTAAACTTTTTTGCGTTGTATTGTTTGTGTAGTTGAGAATATTCCAATAACCCATACCGTAGTCAATAGCGTTTTGATTACCACCAGGAAAAACACCAGGGCGCAAACTTGATTGGTTAAAATCTCTACCAGCAATTTGTTCACCAGGAGTTACAACTAATCTAATTAATTGATAACTAGCGGTTGCATCATTATTAAACCAAATCCACATTTCATTACTGGTTACTGGGTGAGTAGTTCTTGCTGTGGTTATTAAAACTAAATCAGTATAAGTTTGTGGTATTGAGTTAAAATAAACATAACCCGTTGAAGTATTGGGAACTGTGTAAGTTGCTATTGGTTCATAAGTTGGACCTGCTGGCATTTTACGCTCCCTTAATTCCGTATAAAGCCCAACTACTGTTTGCAGAAGGGTAATTAAAATTACAAGTAATTTGAATAGAAGTTATAGCAACAGGTGTGTCATACCATAATCCACCAGTATATTCTAAGCATCCTGCACTGGTGTTGGCAAAGCCTATCCAACCTCTAACAGTTTTATTTTGCGTAGTAGATGTGTAATTTAAGATGTCGTAAACGGCGACAGACGGAACATTTGCGCCTTGTCCGCCTGTGCCTGCTTGTGTACCAAGGAGAATAGAGTTATATGAACCGCCATAATTGTAAGCAAAAAGAGTTGATGTGTTAGCAAAACCTTGTGAATAAAAATTAGTGCTAGCGGTTACGCCATTAAATTTCATGTAAGCAAAGTCAGAAGAACCACCAGTTGAAGCACCATAAATTCTTAATTGTAGGTGTTTGTAAGTTTGTGGAATAGATGTAAACGATACTGCTTGGCTTGAACCAGTAGGAATAAATGTTGCTATTGAAGCAAAAGCAGTAGGAGAAACTGGTGTGACTGAGTTAGATGATGCACTTGCCGCACTTGATACACCGTAGTTAGTTGTTCCAACTACTGTAAATGTGTAGGCAGTTCCAGTAGTTAAACCTGTAACTGTGATTGGTGATGAAGATGCTGTGCCAGTAAAACCACCAGGGCTAGATGTTGCGGTGTAAGTAATTGTGCCTTTACCAATATAAGAAGAAGCAGTAAAAGCAACTGAGGCTGTTGTATCACTAGCGCTTGTTGCTGTTCCAATTGTCGGTGCGGTTGGTTGCATACCTCCGCTTAACGATCCCAGTAAAATTGCCATTAAGCGCTCAAATCTCCCATAGCAACCCATGTGTCCGTTGCTCTTTTAACTAATGTACAAGATGACCATTGCGCACGCAATTTCAAACCTGGTGTTCCATTCACAGTTACTCCGCCTGTTGGATTAATAGTTGTTTGGCCTGACCCTGTTTGCAATATTGTAATTACAGTTCCTATTGCAAAAGCCACGCTAGAATCTAAAGGTATTGTTAAATTGTTTGCTGATGCAACATTCATTTCTACAATATCGCTAGCATCTGTTAAGGCTAAAATATAAGTAGCGGTTTGTGCATTAGTTGCTAATGTAATTATTGGAGCAGTTAAAGTTTTGTTTGTAAGAACTTGACTACCAGTTAGCGTTGCAACTGTTGAATCAATAGCAATAGTTCCAGTAGAAGTAATTGTTCCGCCTGATAAACCTGTACCAGCAGTAATGCTAGATACTGTTCCTGTACCACCAAAATAAGATAAAGAGTTCCAAGCAGATGATCCATTACCAATTTTTGCTTTGTTGGTATCGCTTTCATAGCCCCATTCACCTGCGGCTAAAACTGGATTAGTAGAAGTCCACTGAGAGGCTGTTCCTCTGCGTACTTGGATTTGGGTTACTACGGCCATTATGGAGTACCTCCGTTAAAAGTTTGTGTTGCTGTATCGCTAGGGAAACCGCCTTGATATGGGGCAATGCTATCAAATACACCAGCATCTAGTTCATTTGTAGTTGATGTGCTAACGGCTATCCAGGCAGTACCGTTATAGACCATTAAACCCGTTGTAGTGTTGTAATAAAGATCCCCTTGACGCAAAGTAGGATTATTAATGTCCGTTGCGCTTGCAGGTACATTTGTTGGGGTTAAGGCTAATCTACTCATGCGCTTATATCACCCGCTAGCAACCAAACATTTGTTGCAGTTTGAATCAAGGTTGCTGTTGAATATTGAGTTCTTAATTTATTTCCAGGAGTAGCGTTAATAGTTACACCGCCCGCTCCTACTACCGTAACTTGTCCTGCGTCATATTGAGATAATGTAATTGTGCCGCCAACAGGAAAATTGACTGAAGAATTTAAAGGTACGGTTAAAGTTACAGGACTAGCGTTGGCTAAAGTTACAAGTTTTGTAGCCGCATCTGTTAAAACTAATGTGTAAGTTGTTCCCGTTTGTGAATTAATTGCAAATGTTGAGGCTGAAGTTCTGTCTAAAGTTAAAGTTACAGAACCGCTAGAACCACCTCCGCTTAAACCTGAACCTGCTACTACCGCAGTAATATCACCTGACACTGGAACATTTGTTGTAACTTCAATGCGTTCATCTGAAATATTGCCGCTTGATATAGAAAGAGCGCCAGCAGGAACTGTTACTTCTGCTAAAGCAATTGAGTTAGCGGGTGTTGCAGGTGGCACTGGAATTGCAATTGCAGTTCCAGCAATAACTTGAAAAATAACATTGTCTAAAGCGCCTGAATAATATGAATCGTTTACAGTCATACACACAAGATCAATGCGTGGGTGTGTAGGGTTAGCCGTGGTAATTGGTAGATTTACAGTTGCATCATTGTAAGCAACATAAGTTCCCATTTGTGGCTGAGTAGTACCAACAATTGCCGCCCAACCGCTAGCCACATTTACAGACATGTTTACTGGTGAATTAGCAGTTACCGCCAAAGAGGAAGTATTAATAATTCCAGTGGTTGCCCACAATGCTTGTGTTGTTAAACGGTCATTTTCCGCAGGGTGAGATCCGTTTTGTAGCCAACTGGGTGGATTATGTAATGTCATTTCTCTCCTAAATGTAAGCGGAATACCAGGTAATAGTAGCCTGAGTTTGGTTAATCACGGTGCTTCCAGGATCACCTGTTAGCGTGAATTCAGAGTTGCCTGGGGGAGCGGCAAACCAAGTTCCTGATGCTAATAAATTACGGGCAGGATCACCGTTTAATGTGATTAGTTTATTGTAAAGATCAACTACAAGAGTGTCCGCGTTGGTTAAAGTGCAGTTGAATTCTAATGAATTACCAGTTGTTAAATTTCCTAGTATTGGATCAACAATAGGTCCAACTAAAGTGATGGTTGGATAGGTAGTAGCCCAACCTAAATTGTTTACTGTGGTGGTAATAACCGCAGTAGATGGATCATAAACAAGGTTGTAAACGCGGTTATAGGTACGGCCAGTAGGAGGCAAATATGCAAGCGTGGCTGTTTGCAAGTTGTTGTTGTAATAATTTGGATCAGGACAAAAGAATTGAACTTGGCTTGTAATGTATCCATAGGTGTAATTAGGGTCAATACTTGTATTGAATTGACGCACGCGAGCATCAATAAATTGTTCTTGCACTACTTGGGAAGGCAATTTAAAATATAAAGGAGTAGTGCCTTGTTGTTGAGGTAATAGTGTGGACTGAATTGTGTTCAAATTTGTTTGAGCAGAGTTATTACCTTCTCCAAAAGTATTGAACAAAATAGTTATATTACGGCCAGCCAAGAAATCTCTACCTGTAAACATACCATCTGCGTATCCACGGTTATCATCTTGATTTCTAATACCTGGAAGGCTCTCTAATCCATCAACGCTAAGTATTTGATAAGGAGAATTAGCACCACCAAAAGTTAATCCATTAAATGAAAAAGAATATATTTGGGTTAAGACTGTCATTATTTAGCCGCCATTGGATTACCTGATCCGTAAGTAAAATTAGATTTAGGTTTAGGCGCAGTTACAACAACTGGTGATTTAGGATTACCAGCACCATAAGTAAAATTAGATGTAGGAACAATAGCCGCTCCATATTTAATACCGCTTACAGCCGCTTGGCTTACCGTATTAGGATTTGGTGGCGTGCTTGAATTAAAAGCATTGTTTACTGTTATTGAACTTGATGGACCGTAAGGAGTATTACCAACGCCGCCGTTAGAATTAAATGGTCCGCTAGTTACATAAGGAGAAACAGTAGCACTAGCCATAGATGCCGCCGCCGCTTGCGCCGCGCTAATAGCCGCAATTAATGCCATAGTTTCTCTTAACTTAGCCTGTAAATCATCTAATTTCTTTTGTGTGGCTTTGTTAATTTCATCAATAGCCTTTTCATATTCTTTTTGAGCCTTTAATAAAGCATCAGTTAAATCTTTTTGTGCTTCAGCAAGTGCTTCATCTCTAACTATTTTTGCTTCAGTCATGGCTTCTGAGTAAGCCTTATTAGCCTCTGCCATGCTTTGCAATAGTTCAGCATCTACTTCTGCTAAAGAGTTTTTAAGATCTATTGCTACTTGTGAATAAGCGGTGCGTAATTCATCAGTTGCCAACTTACCGCCAGCGTTCATAGTTGTTGCTAGTGCATCTAATCCAGTTCTTGATGTTGTATCAACAGCGCTCCACAAATCTTGTAATTCTTTTGTGGCTTCAGGGCTAGCCGCTTTTAAAGCATCAGCAATTTTGTTGCCAATCTCAGGACCGTTTTTAACTACTTCCTCAATAAATACTTGACTGTAACCTTTACCAGCAAGATCTGCGGCGTTTTCTTGTAGTTTTTTAGCACCAGTTAAACTTGCTTTAAGTTTAGTAATTAATCCGCCAGCATCAGAACCTGTACCAAAAGCCTCAGTTAAATTAAATGATGTCTTAGATGCAAAGGCTGAACGCAAACGGTCAATAGATTGTTGCAAAATGGAGCGTTCTTTTTCTGCGGCAGATTTAACTAAATCAGATCTTTTTTCTGCGGCAACTTTTTGTATATCTGTAATTCTTTCTTGTTTTTCTTTTTCTATTTCTACAATTTTTTTATTGTAAGATTTAGTAATATCTAATACGCGTTCATCATAACGCTTGTGTAATTCAAATTGTTTGTCCTGGTAATCTTTTAATTCTTCAGCCTTTTTCTCAGCCGCCTCAGCAGTTACTTCATTCATTTGGGCATAAATTTCTTTTACATCTTTCATATACCCATCAATTTTCTTTTTATCAGCCGCACTTATTCCGCCGCCTTTGCCCGCGCCGCCAGTAGTTGTACCTTTTACTGCTGTATCAACTGACTTAGCAGATTTGTCAGCCTGCTTACCCAATTTATCTAGATTAGAGGCTAATTCTTTAGCCTTTCTAGCCGCTCCGTCAGCAAAATCAGATATGCCGTTTAGCCCTTTGTTCATAATATCTAGACCAGCCTTGGCGTATTTACCAACACCAGGAAGATGTGAAAGAGCAGATAACAAAGCACGCAATGGACCTGTTGCTACTTTCATAATGCCTTCAAATACTTTACCGATCATAGGCACAATAGATGCAAACGCCATTAAACCTGCTTTGCCAGTAGCAATAACAGCATTTCTAAACGCTTCATTTGATTTAAATAATCTAACTAAACCTACGGCTACCAAACCAATAGCGGTAGCAATAGCCACCATAGGGTTCACTTTCATAACAGCATTAAATGCCATTTGTGCAATCTTGGCCGCATTAACAGCAAGTGTGTACGCACCCCAAGCGGCAGTAAAAGTGGCTAAGGCAATAACAAATACTTTTACATCATCTTTATTTTTGGCAAGAAAATTACCAAACTTTTCTAATCCACTAATAATAGGTTTCAACACTAACAATAAACCTTGAAATACAGGTAACAATCCAGCACCCAATGCGGCTTTAGCGTTTTCCATTTTGGCTTGCAATATTTTCATGGTGTTAGCAGTGCCGTCAGCAGTTCTTGCAAAGTCACCTTGTGCTAATGCTGAGTCTTTCATAGCCAATGAGAAAGCCGCTTGTGCCTTAATTGCAGGTGGTAATACACCGCTTGTAGTCTTAATCAAACCCATACTCATGGCTTCTTCTTTTAATCTAACTTCAGATAAAGCAATACCAAATTTCTTTAGTGGTTCTGTTTCACCTGACAAACCTGAGCGTAATGCTAGTAACGCATCATCAACAGATGTGTTGTTAAAAGAGGCCATATCAGATGCCAACTGCACAAGGCTAGTGGACATTTTTGTAGCGCTATCTTGACCAATACCAAATGCTTGGAATAAGTTTCCGTAAGTACCAGCCGCTTCAATAGTTTTTTGTTTTGATAAACCCATAGCCTCAGCAGATGTATTTGCCCATTTTTCAACAGCCTGTGCGTTTTCACCAAAGACCACATTCATCTTAGATAAAGATTCATTCATATTGCTTGCCGCTAATATGGTGTCTTTACCAAATTTAACTATTGCTGTACCAGCAAATGCAACACCCATGGTTGCACCTACTTGTTTGATTTTTGTAATAAAACTAGACATACCTGTTGATGCAGTTTTTACACTGTCATCTACGCCTTTAATTGCATTTGTAGCCTGGGTCAAACCAGCCTTTAAATCATTAACATCTGCTTGTAATTTAATTACTAGGGGGTCAATTGTTGCCACTTTATCCCCTCAATTTCTCTTTGATAGCAGTTACAAATACACGCTGAACTGTACCGTTTCTAATCATCATTAGAGCGGCAGGTTCTAAGTATGGATATTTTACACTTGGATTCTGCGGTAAGCCTTGTTCAACGGCGCGGGCATAAACCATTGATGCGCCAATCTCTGCAATGTAAGTGCCAAACCCTGTACGGGTAGTTGTATGTATAGATCTTTTCAAATTACCTGTGACCGTATTTGGTCCAGTTCCACCAATGTGACGGGGTGGTGTAATTCTTAACCAGGCGTTACCTGTCTTTTTACTTATTCTTTTTTCATAAGATCTTGTGCCTTGAAAGTTTAATTTAGCCTGGCGTTCTATAACTAGACCAGCACGCATAATTCCAATTTGCACACCTTGTTCAATTGCTTGGCCCGTGACTTTAAAATCTTTTAGGACTTCATCAAGATTCTTAAATACAAAAGCACCGCCAGCCATCAACCATTAGCCCTTTCAGCCTTTACCTGCTCAACAACTGTTGCAATTGCTAACAGCCAATCCACTGTTCCAGCAGGGAGGTTATCTACCTGTTCAGGTGTCCAACCAAATTTATCTGCCATGAAATAGTAGTTCCATTGCTCATCAGGAAAGTCAAACGCCTCATGGCGCTCGCCACCCTCTAACAGCCATTTTAGCCGTTGGAGTTGGCGGTAATCGCTTTTGGGTTTGCCTCATTCTCAGGCGTATCTGACAGGCTTGGGAATAACGCTTTCTGAATTTCTTTTGTTTTTTCTACCAACGCATCAAAGTCAGCAATAGAAAGTTCTTCTAGGCTTTCTTTCTTGGTCATTGGTACTGGTAAATCAAAACTCCACTCAACTACTAGCATCTGAATTAATGTTTCAGTCATGGCTAGTGCCTTGTTTAATTCGCTATCGGTTTCTTTATCTACTGTTTTGTACAGCATTTTGCGATCCTTGTAACGGATTGTATTTTCATCACGCAAGGTTACGGTTGCACCTGACGGTAGTGTTATTTTCTTTTCTGACATTATGCCTCCTAGTTAAATTGCCTTCCTACAATCATATATGAAGGAGTAAGCGGCTGGGAGGGCGGGAAGGCAATCGCCCTACAACCAAACCGCTTACTCTAGGATTTATTTATGCGTATGTACCTGATGCTTTAGCGTTTTGTAGAACCCACTTGATTGGTGAGTATCCGCCTGAAGCGCCAGCGTCAGTTGTATTTGATTGACCGTTTAGATCAATTGTCACTTGCACAAAATCTTCTCCGCGTTCAATAACACCAGCAGTGTAAGCACCCTTTGTAATTGTTGCTTGAATTTGTACTGCCGCCGCACCTGCGCCATAAGCCCAGTTAAGAACAATTGCAGGTTGGCTGTTATTTAGGAAATTAAGTAATTGACTGTCATTTTCCATAACAAATGTGATTTTGCCAGTTACTTCCAAAGGTCCAAGAAATACTTGGTACGGATCTTGTGTGTTGGAGATTCCGTAAATTGGAGTAGCAGGGCGCTTCATGTCAATGTTTCCTGACATAGCGGTTGTTACTGCTGATCCGCCAATTGAAACTGTACCTCGCCATACAGGGGTTGGAAGAACTGTTGAGAATGTAGGTGTTGGATCTGAAACAAGTTCTGATGCGTAACCTGTTGTCTTAGTGTCATATTCCAACATGCCATCTGCGTTGAACTTCAGTGAGAAGTCAGAGAATTGGCAACCAGGATATGAACGAACATCAACAGCATAAAAATCTGTCAATGTATAAGAGATTGGTTGTACATCTACATTTGATGTAAGGCTATTAAACAATGAGATTGTGTGGGTGTATGGAGCAGATGCACCTGTTGTTGCAACTGAACCTAATAGTCCAGCAATTGCATAACCAACGGTGTCAGCAAATACAGCGCCGCCGTAATCAACGGTTGAACGGGTACGGCCAGGAATGTAATTGTAATTCAATACATTTGAACCGCGTAGTCCTGTGTCAAATAATGGATCTACAATATCAACAGGCTTTAATGAGTCCTTTGATACTGGAATAAAATCGGTTGGTGCTACGGCAGTACCTTTGGTTGCTTCTTTAGCAATACCAAGGTACGACCTAACGGATTGTTGCACGGCCATTTGGTTACTCTCCTAATTTCTTGTCTGTTGCGGCAGACACTGTTGTTGTTTCAGATACTTTTGTAAACGCAGGTTTTGCTCCAGCAGGCGTTACATCTTTTGCAACAAATCCTTCAGGTGCTTCAAATTCATCACCAGGTTTTACAGTGATCCCAACGCTAGGGAACACGCGTTCATCTGTTCCATTGTATTTATATTTCATCATGCTCCTTATGCTTGGATCATCTGTGTTACGGGGAATTGTATCTCAGCAAAGATTTCTGTAATGCCTTCTTTCTCAGTGCTAGGCTCTCCGTAACGGGCTTGTATAACTGGTTCAGCGCCTTGCCATACAAGATTGCCCGTAGTATCGCCAAAATTATGATCTGATCTAAGGCGTTCTTTTATGTTATCTACAACATTGTCAAAATCTGACATAACTGTAAGGCTATCTCTGTGAAATGAGATGCAAAAGATCTGAAGAATTACGGTGTAATCAATACGCTTCCAACCGTTAGTAGCGCCACCAATAGCCAAACGATTTTCATATTCATCAGCAATATAAACAACAACTGCGCTACGGGTCATCTGACCTGCCTGAGCGTTTATTTCATAATTAATATTTTTAGGAAAAGAAGTAAATACTTGATTAACATTTTCAATAGGTGGATTAGATATAAATTCTGACAATGTAGCGCGGACTGCACTGCGACCTGTAAGAGTTGATGTAGTCATTATCTAATCCTGCGGTACTTGTTTACCATATCTAAGGCCAAAGCAATTTCATTGCCATAGCGCTCTACATTGGGCGTATTACTTGCAGGAGTAGTGGTGTATTGCATTGTCAAAGATCCAGCGCCACGCATCTTAATAAAAGCAGATGTAATTAATACACAAGCCTCTTTTAAAACATTTGGCATGTTGCTAAATACTGCACCTGCGTCATGGGCAAAAACTAATGGACTACTTAAAGTTACGGTTGAGTTTCCGTAGGTATAGGTAGAACTAACTGTTACCCATTCGTTCTTATAGGTGTCAATTAATCGGTAGCGTTGCCCTGGAATAATGCCTGTTGGACTATCTACTACTATGGAAGTTGCTCCAATGGCTGTATTTGAGGCTAGAGAGGTGTTTACAAAGCCTGAAACATAGGTGTACTTGGTAAATGTCCACCCAGTTGGATTGATGCCTGCAAACTGAATTGGGCCTTGTGAGGTGTAGTTAAACCCAAGTAAAGGGCTAGGAATAATGATCTGTTGGCCTTCAAACCAGCATTTAGAACAATCTGATATTGCATATAACTCATTTGGGTTTGCCCCATATTCAAAAGAAGATAAAGAAATGATTGGGGAGTTGTTTGGGTGTAATGCGTAATACCCACCTGATGCTGAATATCTAATTCTCTGTGTTTCTGTGTATTGATCCGCTACTAAATTTTGATTTAAATACTCATTCATAAAAGAAGATGCACGCAAAATTACATTTGCTAATTCCGCATCTTGCGCTTGTTGATTACCGTTTACAACTAAGGTGCTTAAAGGTAAAGATGTAGGCGCGTTTTTATATTCCGTTACAGAGATATATGGGTTCTCTCTAAAGGTATCGGAAGTAATGCCTACTGTCATTTGTTATTCTCCATCTCGCTGTGGCGTAGAACTTTCATGTCCGCAACGCCCACATTTTCTAAACCAACCGTTAAAGCCACATTCTACGCAAGTAAATCCGCGTGTGCGGTCCTCAGCAGAAATTGGATTTAATGATGCCTCAAAATAACCTTCAGCCTTCATTGCTTTTTGATGCGCCTTGTTCTCTACATGATAAACGCCTTGGCGATCTGTGTAATAACTTTTGCCACCAATTACTGTTTCTTTTACACCCTTGTCAGGTGCTATAAATTTAGACATTTTTGCCTCCTGATAAACAGAAAGGGTGCGCCTTTTCGGAGGACACACCCTTTCTTTATTTAGTTGTAACTTACGCTGGAATGATACCTGAAACTGCGCCGTTCCATGCAGGAGCGGTACAGAAGAATGTTCCACGGAAGTAAGTTGAGAAGTCATAAGTGAACTGAGTTACAGGCCATTGGATACCCATGTAATCCTGTACTAAGAAGTTCGCCCAAACATCAGAAACTTGTGTATCAGGAATTGGCAAAGTGAATGATAGAACTGGGGCTACGCCTGAGTTCAACCATGGGTGAACCATGATGTCCACTGCTTTTCCTGTTACTTCGTTCTGCAAACCAGTGACAATAGAACCATAAGTAGTTCCAGTTTCACCTGGTTGATTGATTACCAAACGGTAGTTAGCGTTTGATCCGTTTTTGATCGCATCAGATAGTTGCTTACGATCATTTCCGTTCATAAGAACCATGTCAGGATCAGCCTTGACATTTTGGTACAAGTTAGCAAAAACAGTTTGGAATTCTACACCTGGGTTAGCAGTTGAGAATGTGCTGTTGATTGCGTTGTTGAACCCTGTGTTTGGACCAAGGACTGTTGGAAGGATTCCGTCATAACCTGTTGCATAAGCAGAAGTGTTTGTATCAGCGCGTGATGCCGCCGCTCCTGTTGTAGAAAACGCAAAGTTATTTGCAGGAAGGTTAGTTGCAGATGCACCTTGAATTGTTACTGATGATGCACCCTTTACTGTACCAACATACTTACAGTTTGCTGTTCCTGTTGCAGTTCCAACATAAACATTGTATCCAAGTGCGCCAGTTGAACCTGTGAAGGAAACAACTAGAACATCACCAGTAGCAACAGTTTCTGATGCGACTGCTGAAACAATGGACTCACCAAAGCCGTTAGCAGAAATACCTGCGTCAGCAGTGATATAAACATAATAAGTTCCTGAAGCCAAGGCTGTTTGTGAGCCTGAAGCCGCAGGTGATGATGCGTTCAGGGCTGTTGGTGCGGCAATCACACCTGAGTAACCTGAAGCAGTACCGCGTGCCATAAGCATCATGCGTTCTTCCATAAGCATTGTTGCGTACAGAGTAGAAGTTGATGATAACTGGCGTAGATCTTGGTAACCCAAACCTGAGAAATTAGCATCAAAAGATACCTGATCAGATAGTGAGTATGAGTTGTAAGGCAAGATCAGATCATCTGCTGTGTAAGAGATCTGAGGACCACGGATTAACTCTAGAGGTGTAGATCCACCGCCAGCAAAGTTATTCTGTGTGCTTTCTGTAATACCTGGCCAAATTTGTCCTTGTCCACCAGTACCTGTACCTGTGTAACCAAGAATTCTCTTGACACGGTGTGAAGTACCAATTCCCTTTTTGCGTGGAATTCTGTTACGCAAAGGAGTTGGGCGTGGGGTCAGTAACTTAGCAGGTGCTTCTAGGTCAAATGCCGCAAAAGATGTGCTAAGTGGAGTGGTAAGTGTAATTTCTTTTTGAATGTCTTGCATTGCTACGCGTTGCGCGGCAAGTGCATTGTTTAATCCAGCAGATGCTTCAGCAGAAAGTGACTTGTTTGCTACAAGTGCTTCCATTGTTGCTAAAGGATCAGTGGTTGGTGCTTGTCCTGGAACATGAGATGCGTTTGAAAGACTCTTACTTAATTCAGTAGAAAATTCTTCAAAACGCTCTGCGGCTTCCTTTGGACTAGCATCACTAAAAAGGTCAGCGACCTTTGGAGCGTTCAGTGCCATGGTTATCCTTTCAGAGATAATTTAGTTACTTATTAAGAGATTCATCATGCTTGCTTAAAAATTCTTCAGCAAGTTGTTTGTATCCCTTAGCAAGAACTGGGTCAGTTGTTGCTTGTGCTTTCGCTTTATAGACGGCGGCCTTAGTTAGCAAATCAGATGTTGCTTTCACATCTATTGGATTTGCTGTCCGTTTTGGTCCGCCACCGATAGCCAAAGATTTAGCGGTTGCCAACTCAGTTTCCAAATTCATTGCTCTAGCCTCAGCCGCCTCTTTTGCGGACACAAGGTTTGCAATCTCTGATTTGAGAGCCTTTGTTGCTTTATCTACCACTTCTTCTACTATGGCTTCTAACTTATCTGCGGAATTTTCATCAGCAGAAACTTCTTTTGCTTCTTCAACGGGTGCTTCTTCAGTTGCTGGTACTTCTTCTGCAACTGTGTCTGCTACTTCTAGTCCGCCAACTTCAGCAGATTTAGGTGAGTCAGATGGAGGAACAATTGTTGCTGTATCTAGATTTGCGCCAGTTTCACCAGTAGGTGTTATATCTTCTGCCGCATCAGATTTGCTCATGTATTTATCCCAACATTTCATTCCATATTCATCAGATTTTCCTGCTTCTTTGCAACGCTTCATAAAAGCATCTTTAGTTTCACCCTTAGCAGGGATCATTTCTTTATCATCTGCTTTACTAGACAATTCAATTTCTGTTTCTTCCATTACTTCTCCCTCTGCTTTCTCGCCTTCATACCAAGCGGCAAGGTGTGCTACTGCTTCTAATAGATGTGAAATAGATCCAATTTCGTTACTGCCTTGTTTCATTTCTTGTGCTTCAACGGAAATTAAATTAGCAAGTGCTTCGCGGGCCGCTTCAAATTGAGTCTTATCAAACTTTAGAAGATCGCCCACAATGGACTTAGGTATTGAGATAATTGTTTTTTCCATTGAGTCACTTTCTTTCTCTGATTTATTTGCAGATTGTATTAGATTATTTTTCTGAATTACTGAAGTTTCATGTAATTCTTCTACCTGGATTACAGTTTCATCTCCTGATGCAGACTTAGCCAAAACCAATTGGCAATTAGGGTTTGCAGGGCGATCTACCAGGGAAACTTCAACAATCTGTCCATCTACAATCCGACCATTAGCCGCTTTGTGATCGCGGACTACGCGTGGGTTTTTAATTCCAATAGAGAAACCTTTAAGCACTCCTGAGTCCACCTTCTTAACAGAAACTGGATCTACTACCAGGGCAGTGATGTAATGACCGTCAGTTTTAGCCTCATATTCTTTAGCAACGCCAGCCGCAATGTTGCTGTGTTGTTCTCTGATGTTGCCACCTGATTTAAACCAATGTGGCATGGCGCGATCTAACCACTCACCGTCACAGATTTGTTGATCAATGTCTAATGAGTCATCAGTTGCTTTGCCGTAAACAGTCATAGTGCCGTCTGCGTTGCGATCAGCCTTTTCAATACTAAAGTATGAAGTGGTTGTTAAGTTAGCCATTATTATTTTCTCCTTGGTTAAGCAGTATAAGTTATGACAATTGCTCCTGCGGCAGAGGCGGCGGCAGAAATTCCGTAAATAACATCATTTGGATTGACATAAAATGTTTGTGAGGTAGCGGTAGGAATTGTTCTACCAATAGTTGCACCTGATGTAGTGATGGTGCTATCTCCGATAAAGATGGCCGCGCTGTGACCGTTGTAAATTGTTACTGGTGTTAATGCTCTTGCATTTTTGCTTACATAAAGTAAAACTGACGCTGTTGTTTGTGTACTAGCGTTTACATGTTGTGTTGCCATTTTAGTCCTCAATCCATTCAACGGTTAATGCCTTAGCGCTAACTGTATCAATTAGTTTTTCTCTGCGCTGTAATTCTGCTTCAGCCTCTTTGTCATATTCCGCCACTATTCTTTTGGCCTCCGCCACCCCTCTTTCAGCCAAGTAATAAAGTTCCTGTAATGTCGCTTCTTTTGGATCTATAAAATCTACTGGATCGCAACTTTCTTCTTTATCATTCATTAATTACGCCTCCTTTATTGGTGTCTGTTTTGTGTATTTAGCAGGCAAGCCTGTCAATACCCAGTTTCTATATGGTTGTGGTACTTCATCAATTGATGATGCTTTTGAATACCAATCTCTAAATTGATCAAGAGCCTCAGCATCTTCTATCTTGTTTACTTTAAAACTGTTAATTGCTGTTGCCCATTTTATGCTTATCACATGATCTGTAATCATTCTTTTACCCTCACTGCCCCTCTGTTTAGGATTACATAAATGCCGCCATCTTCATCTACATGCTTGATTGCGTCATACCCATTAACTGCGGCATAACGGCCTGGATCTCTAAATAAGATACCCAGTTGCCTTGCTTGTTCTTCTGTAAGATCGCCAAAACTATCTACAAATTTGCCCATTTCAGGATTGTTATATGGGCGTTTAAATGCTTTGTCATAAAAAGCATTACTTGCTGTTTTAGCACCATTCTTAGCATCTTCCATATCTATTACTTTTGCTTGTGGTGATAAAGCCATAGTTATTACATTGTTAGGATTATCTCCTGCGTATTTAATTACATAGTTTAAATCAGTTCCTGCATAAACACCATTTCCAGCAACACCCGTACCTACATACATCTCACCATCTTTAAATTCTTTAATCATTTGATCAACAGATTTCGTAGAACTAGCAGTTAGCCCACGGTGAATAATCGGTGTTCCTAATTGCTCTAATACAGCAAAATCATTAGCGCTCAAAACGGTAGGTTTAGCAGTAAAGCCTTGCGCTTGTAATATGGCCTTTAAGCGGTCATCTCCAGTGTACTTAAAAGCCTCTATGTATTTTTGTGTTGCTCCATCATAGATAGTAACTACGCCCATTTGATTTTCTTTTATGTCAATAATTTTAAGCATTTCTTGTTTATCAAATTCATTTTGATTGTTGTATTTGGCTTTGACCGTTTTAGGCTTAGGAGGTTCTACTGCAATAGGAACAGGTACAGGCTTAGGTTGTACTACCCCTCCAGGAACTTTCCAACCAAATTCAGTAGCCATTGCTTGAACTAACTTATTGTTAGTCTGTCCAGCAGTTCTGTAATACTCAGTAAACATTTCAGCGTAAAATTCTCTGCTGTTATTTCCTGAATACCCGCTTGTAAACGCATCAGGAAATTCTTTTTTAAGTTTTTTAATTACTTCTGTTGTTCTTTCAGCCTGTCTTGACAATGAGCCTTGGGCAAGATTATCAACTAGATGACCCCATTCGTGGGCTAGGGTGTATTGGAATTGAGTAGTGGTTGGGGTAACTGGCATTTTGAATTTACCAGCACCGCTCACTTTTAATTCTGCATCTTTGACAATTTTAGGAACAACCCATAGATCTTCTTGGCCCAAGTAAGCCCAACCGTATTTATTTTTACTGTCTTTAGTAATGTGAACTGCAACCCGATTTTTAGGATTGCTTAACTGTAATTTTTCTACTTCTTCAATTACCTGTTTACGCATTTCTTCTTTGACCGCAAGACCCACGCCACCAAATTGAACTTCTATTGGGCCGTTCTTATACACAACGCCTTTGGCTACAAAATCCCGATCCATTTTCTTTGCGTGAATATCATAAATAACAGCCGCTCTTGCTCTGTCTATTGGAGTAGTTCTCATGCGTATAATGTTTGAAAGTTCTACTTCTCTCATTGCTTCTCTTGGCACAACTTCCCATTTACCAGGTATGAATGGGCGATTATCTAGTTTTTCATAGATTGCTTGACCTGGATCTATTGTTCTGTTTTGCAATTCTGCAACTGTTTGTTCTATTTGTTGTTTTGGAGTTGGGAAAGCAGGAGGTAATTCAGGTGGAGCAGGCGGAGTTACTAGCGTTGTACCAGTTGGGGTTGCATCATCTTCATCAAATCCAGGTATTACAGGTAGCAATACACAACGGCAGTGCGGGTGTTGAGGTGGTTGTGTTGCCCCTGTTGGAAATGATGTACCAATAGGAACTACTGCACCTGCATTTTGAGCGCATTTATCGCATGGATTAGACACATGCCATTCCATTTTTTCTAAATTAGCATCTTTGTAGCGTTGAATTGTGGCCGCAGACATGGCTCTGTTTTGTTCCGTAATCGCAATAGTTAATGCTCTTGATGCGCTAGCCACATGTTTACCTATGAGAATAGAGGCTCTTTCAGCATCTAATCCAAGTTCTATTGTGGTAGCCAAGGCATTGCCTATGTCTGTAATGCTGGTTCTTTCCATGCCTTTAATAGTTACATTAGTTTGATCTAATAATCTTTGGAAAGCACCTGGCCTACGCAACATTAATGCGCCTGCTTTATCTCCTGGTTGCCAATTCTTCCAATCAATGTAGCCATCATCAGCCGCTTTGTTAGCCTGGATTGTTTTTTTAATCCATTCATCAGCCGCCGCTTCCCCAAGTACATAAGCCTCAGCCCAAGTGCGCCATAGTGTTGATGCCAATGCTTCAGTCCGTAAGCGCACATTCATAATTGCCCAGGAGCGAGCGCGGGCATTGTCTTGTGCTTTGTTTTGGGTAGAGATTGGTTGCGTTTCCTGATACTGCAAAAAGATCTTTTTGTAATCGGCCATTTCCATAAGAGCCGCCCTGATCTTGGTTGCGTTCTTTGCCGCTATGCGCCCATCTGCCTCTAGAGCGCCCTGGATCATGTTAGATAAGCCTTAGCGAGCGCCCTAGCAGTTTCTAAATCACCGTCAAAAGCACAACGATTAAGTGCATCTCCCACAATTGGATCTAGACTTTTAAATTCAAACAGTCTTGCCCGTTTGCCTTTATTAGCCCATTTCATAAATGCTTTTACTTCCGCAGATTGTGCTTTTTCAACTTCATCAGATTCAATTCTTTCTTCTTCCGTGCCTTCTTTCTCAGGTTTCTGATCAAGCGGATTAGGAGTGGTTGGTGCTGTTGGGGTTGCGTTAGGCCCTTCAAGAGTTGGAGCAGTTGAAACTGTTGATGCGTTAATGATTCCGTCAGGGGAGAACAAGTACACGCTAGATCCTGACACAAGCATTGGCATGTCTGCCTGTGGGGTATCAAGCAATGGCAATCCCAATTCTGATCTACGCTCATTGATTGTTTTCCCTCCGCTAGTAACTTCAATCTGTGACTTACGCGCATTTTCTTCATTGTCTAAGCGCTGTGATGTCATTAATTTAAATTCAAGTTCGCGTGGCATACCTAAATATGTGTAAGAAAGGTTTGTAACCATCTTTGAAATCCAGTTAGCCAATGGTTGAATTCCAATAGCCTCAGCGTTTTCAGCGCGGCCTTCTTCAAATCCGCCGCCGCCTAATCCGCCCTTTGGAGCAAACCCAATCTCAGCAGGTTGTACGCCGTAGTGACCGCAGATGCTGGTAATCAAATAATCATCAAGTGTGTCTTTAAACTTTTCGCCATAACCCTCATTAACAATTGGGGCTAAACCTTTAGGTAGTAAGCGAGCGCGTTTACGCTGTTGAGTCTGTCCTGCAAGATCATCATTTAAAATGTTTTCATAAGCGCGTAGCAAATCAGGGTTAGTACCCCAATCTTCATCAGTAGTAAACATCAGATCAGGCATTACACCGTCTGTGTATTCCGCTCTAATCCATTGCTGGCGGCGTAGATAAATGTCTGCTAGTGGTAGCGCTCGCTCTGTTGGGCTAAATCCATATACAGAAATAGAACGGCGATTACGCACACAATAAGCCAATT